TCATCGGTAAGAATTGAGGAGTTTTTCCTTTGCTTCCAGCTCTGAAATACAAAGGTTGAGTGTTCTGGTATTTTCATCTGCACGCTGAGCTTCACGCCCATATCGTTCAAGTGTTTCTCGTAGTTGTCGAGAAAGTTCACTGGCTTTGGCTTTCTCAATTCGGCAGGTATTGGTGTTATCGGTACTTGCAACTTCTGTTTTCGTGGTACCGGTTGAGAGCTGCACCCTGTCAAAGTGATTAAGAACACGATCAAGCAAAGCATCTGTGCGTATCGTATCATGCTGTTGTGCGTCATGATATATCTCCAACCTATTTTGCTGTTCATTGTCTGCTTGTTTACGCAGAACAATATTTGTGGCCACATCCTTTTCATCTAATTGATTACCTGCAATCTGTTTATTCATTGCTTGGTTATCAAAATAAATACCGCCAGCAACAAAGCCAGCGGTAAAGGAAACAGCCAAAGCAATTAACGCTATGACGGTTTTATTCATTAACGAACCCCATTGTGTTCTAATGAAAAATGATTACCGTCAGGACGAGTTTTAAAACGCCCGCCCCAACTCCCACCTAATGACTCCCAATACTCACCCAATTCTTTATAGTCGCTGGTAGCTGTAAGGTATTTTCCGTTAGCATCGAATAGGTTGAAATCGACTGCTAAACGTTGAGTGTGAAGACTGTTACTAATACCCGATCCTTTCTTTGCATTAAGCTGTGCTTGTTCTGGTGTTCGATAAGCTTCACCAAACGTCAGCTTATACCCGTTCTGCTGAGCAAAGGTGATCAGCTTTGCAACCATACCTGTAAACGTATTCTGTTTATCGACTAATGACATATTCACCCCTTTATAAACTTGATGACATTGCCTTTACTGACCATCAACGTTGTGCAGATCAGGATATTGGCAAAGATGTTGTAGATATCAGCGTGATAATTAGGATCGAAGTAAGCGCGAATAGGTACGCTTGAAGAGTAAGCAAGAATGAGGAAAGCTAACCATCCACCTTTCTTACAGTGTTGTCTGCCGTCACGTTTAAAATAGAACACACGTAAAAATATGACGGTACAGATGATGGCATTAACAATAGTGAGCAATGTTTCGCATTTCATTGTTGCCCTCCTTGTTTCGGTATATCAGCCCTTCCGTATGCTTTTACGCTTAACTTAACCACAAGCAAAGCGGAAACAAAAGCACCTACGGCATCGATATGTTCGATTTCGTATTGCTCAGGTTTCACACCGAAAAGACCAGTAACAGAAATAAAGATAGTTGCTGCAGGGCTAAAGAATATAAGACCACAAACGAAGCTTAGAAAAGCTAATACCGATCTACGTTTAAAGCTATATTCAGTAGCAGCAGTGGTAAAGAAGATGGCTCCCAACAGTGAACCCATAACAACTTCTGCTGGAAGCCCTGCGAAGTAACCAAGAAAAGCAGTAGTGCCAATCCCAGCTTTTGTGTAGACATCTTCTTGCATGAGTGTAGTACCAGTGATTAATGAATAATCATGATACTACATGACCATAAAGATAACCAATAATGCAAATTAGACAGCATCAACACTAAATTGGTTTATTGATATTTGTTAATTTATTAATCAGAAAACACCATGGTATTTTATCTTGGTGATTCTAAAAGATATTAATAGATGATAAAATTCGTAAATATAAATATTTAATAAGAATACTAGTATAATTTATGAACGAAAAAATTAAGTACTTAGATAGTATAAGAGGCATTGCGTGCTTAGTCGTTGTAATTTCTCATCTGACATTAATCTTTTATACTCAACTTCATGCATTTTCATATGATCCAAATATACCACAAAGTGATATTTTTGAATTCATTTACAATTCCCCATTTGCATTTTTTTACTCAGGATCATCAGCCGTATATTGTTTTTTTGTGCTAAGTGGTTTTGTTCTTGCAAGATCAATGTTACGAAAAGGTGGTGGATTAAAAATTTTAATTTCGAACATAGTGAAAAGGTATCCAAGATTAGCAATACCAGCAACCATATCATGCATTATTGCCTTTGTTTGTTACTCATTTCCTGTAGATAAAACAGGAATAGCCGCTTCCGCTACAAATTTAGGTAAAATCGATTTAAATATTTTTGAAGCAATAAAAAGCGGAGCTATAACTGCCTTTATAGATGGTATTTCTATTTATAATTGGTCTCTCTGGACAATGAAAATTGAGCTAATTGGCTCTATTTTTGTCTATCTATATTGTTTTTTCTATACTAAAACAGAAAAAATGAACTCATTATTTGCATTAATGTTTATTCTGTTTCTTTTCTCTTTCTATGAAATTTATAATAATACAAAAAATTTAGGCTACATCTCATTTTTCATAGGTTGTTTTATATATATATATAATATAAAAATAAATAAAAAAATTGCGGTTTTTACATTTATTTTAGGATTGTACTTGTCGGGTGTTCATATATATAGTGATAGCTATGCTTTTATATATAAAAATAATTTAATATATGGAGTAAACAAAGGAAATATATATAACATGTTTAACTTCGCAGGAGGTTCATTGATAGTCTTTTCAATAATATCTGGTGGGTTATTCATTAAAGCATTATCAAATAAATACTTAATAAAACTAGGTGAATTAAGTTTTTCTATATATCTTCTTCATCTTCCAATAATTTATTTGGTTGGTATTGGAACATTTTCAGCATTAAATAATTCATTGGGATTCTGGTATGGTTCCTTGCTTTCTTCTTTATTGGTTATTTTAGTTACTATATTACTTTCCATTGTTTATAGTAAATATGTAGATAATTTAGCAATAAGAATATCTGCATATATAGGAAATAAAATTTCTTTTTAGATACATAAACATTAAAATAAATTGCATTCTAACATACGAAAAATGATTTATGTATTATGATCATATAAATAAAATTGATTACTAATTCATTGTCATAAGTAGATTTATTTGCATGTAAATAAAGATACAATAGTAAAATTTATTGTAACTTACAAATTAATTACGAGACTTAATTATGAGAAAGGGAACTATATACTCAATTCAATACGTTAGGGGAATAGCGGCATTGTTCGTAGTGTTATTTCACTTCAGATACATACTGAATGGAGTTTATTCTCAACAAGATTTAGGTAATCTTCTATTTAGATGGGGAGAAATAGGAGTTGATGCTTTTTTCATCATTAGCGGATTTATTATTTGTTATGCTACTGAGAATGACAGGTCTAAGCTTTCATTCGTAATAAAAAGGATTTTTAGAATATACCCTGTTTATTTATTTTTCCTTGCTACTTTTATATTACTGCTTTTTCTATCTGGAAAAAATATATCTATCCAAAATGTTATAAATGGAATGCTTATATCTCCACAAAAATATAGCGACGGTGCACCTTTTTATGGCTATTCATTTTTGGTGGTTGCATGGAGCCTGTTCTATGAAATAGCATTTTATTTTATTTTCATGATTTCTATGTTTTTTTCACATAAATATAGAGTGTACGTTTGCTCATTCATAATATTTATATCAACAATTTCATTGCAATTATATTTTAATGGTGAATTTTTATTAGGGGCTAAAGGGGGAACAAATAAGGAAGGTTTAGGTGTAATAAATATTTTATCTTCATCAATGATGTTAATATTTATAGTAGGAATGTTGATGTATGATTTTATTAAAAATTATGGTGAGCTAATTTCAAATAAAATTAATTGTACATTAATCTTATTACTATCATCAACGCTATTTATCTATTGCTATTTAACTGGATTCAATTCTTGGCATGGAATTGATAGATCTGTGGTGTTTATTGCTCCTTTAATAATTTCATTAATTCTGTTTGAGATTAAAAATAAAAATAAAAACAATATAAAATGGATATCATTTCTTGGTGATATATCATACTCATTATATTTATGTCATTTAATTGTTGTATTATTTTACAATAATTTTGGTGGAAGTTTCTTTTCCGCATCAAGCGGATTAAGTAGATTTTTCATACTGGTAACAACATCTATTTTTATATCATATTTTTCATATAAATATATTGAAAAACCTTCTGCTATTATGTGCAGAAGGATTATTGAAATATTAAAGAAAAAATAATTTGACTGGGGGGATTATCCCCCTTGTAATAATTTTATTATTTTGGGCTATAGGCTATAGTTCCATCTACATTAAGCCACTTATCTGTTGGTAGAGAACCTGCTGCATAAACATTTACAGATCGCTCCTTATCCCACCTTGCAACACCTTCTTTTTTATTTTTAGTGTTTGTTTTACTATTTAGATTATTAAATTCGTAAGAGTAATTGACTGTATTATTTTCAACACCGAAGTTTCCACCAAGGCCAAACATAACAGTATTAATTCCTAGTTCATTGGCAATATTTTCACTTAATATATCAGATGGATATTTAACAGGATTTATTATCACGCTACATGTATCATCAGTTCTTAAAATCGTCCCGATATTCTTATTTGTTACACCTGAAATATTAATTCCAGATGCTGTAACTACTGAGTAACTATCTATATGTAATACTGTATTCCCATTGGTATTAATCATCCATGTTAGATTTAACCCAGTAATATTCACGGAACTTTCAGATATTCTAAATAACATTTGCTTATCTGATTTTGATGTTAATTTTTCACACCCCCATTCTATTATGGAGATACCTTGGCAACCCTTAATAAAATATCCAATAACCTCACTTTTATTTCCTTCTGTGTAACATGATATAAATGAGGAATATGCCATTCCTTCAATTACAAATCCTAAAACATAGTCAGTATAACCACACCTGCTAAAAATATTAGATGTCCCTGTTCCATATTCAATGCTTCTCTTTCTACCTCTTATTGAATATGCCCCTGCCTTGCTTTCTGTATTTGTTCTTGCAGTAAATATCAATCTATCAAATTCATTTGAATATACATCTTTAAGTTCGTGACCTATGTTGTTGCCAACAAAACGACACGCCTTAATTTCCGAGTCTGTTAAATATGGAGTATATAAACCATAGTCAGTATGAAACCCTGCCACAGTCACAAAATCAATACCTTCAATATTTATAGCTCGAGGAAAATTATCTTTATCGTGAACAACCCCTACTTGGAAAGACTGTAATGAATACCATGTGCTAAAATTTCCCATAGAACTATGAGGCACTTCTTCTTCGGTATATAACTCTGTTCCCACAAACATTTGAACACCATACTTCCCTGATGCTCTGAAAGATGTCCATTCACGAACAAGCATACCTTTGGATGTATAATAACTTCGATTTTCAAAGCTAACATTAATCCTGTAAGGCGATCTAGATTTTTGAACTTTCATAATAAGTAACCAAAAAGGCGACAAATCATATCTAACTGAAGGGTTAGTATTATCGTACGGAAGTGCGCCAAGTTGTTCTATAGTGATGCCATTAGCTAAGTTTTCAACAAGCGTATACTTATATCCGTATTTATCACTAATAGCGAACTCTCCGAGATCAATGGGTAATTTATTTGGTTCCACAATTTCACTTGTTTTTATCCAATATGATTTACCAAACCCAACCTGGTGGAAACCCAATACGTCAACAGTAGATCCAACTGTAATATTACCGTCACTTTGTAATTCACTAATAGTTTTGAATGTTTTCGTTATAAATCCTAACTCATATTTTAACGATACATAACCAATTCCCATCCATGCCCCAACACCAACTCCACCTGATAAATCAGGTGTAGAACCAATAGGAACTAATTTAGGCAACTCACCATCCCAGCGGTAATATTCTCCATTATTTTCCCAATGTAACGCCTGATACCGTGTGGTTATCTCCGCGCCTTTCTCAAAAGAATCAACAAGGACATAACCAAGCGAACCAGTTTCAGCAGGATCAAGTAATTGAGGATAGCCTTCATTATCAAAACCAAGCTGTTTATTTCTGCGTTGTTCAGCAGGTGGTAATGCAGGAATAGCCTTATCCTTTACCCTTAATGTCTTGCTATCAATGTATTTAATACTGTTATCAACATAGTCCTTATTGGCACTATCACTACCGAACTTAGGTGGTGCTAAATTAGCAATATGATTTCCTTTAGCATCGTAATAATTCGATAGATAGGTAGGCTTACGCAGGCTCAACGCGAAAGTACCCAATGCTTTTTGAATTAACATTGTTAGATAATCAAAGGCATCTTCATGTACTTCTGCAAAGAATTTCCCCTGATTACGTAAGTCAGTTTCTTGTACAACAGGTAAATCACGTTCTAATAATATCTTCCAGCCTTTAGCTAATGGCTTATTTAAAACCACCTTACCGCCATGATAAGAACCAGCCCCCACAATAGTGTAATCAGTACCATTCTTTAATGTTGTTTCATTGCCGTCACTGTCAGCAACTACAACAATCAAATGTTTGCCTTCAAAGATACGAAAACGAAAATCAAAATCCGTTGTTACGCCATTACCTACATACTCTTCATGGCTTAGTTCAGTAGATACCGTCATTGCTCATCTCCTCTGGTGTTAATGAGGATATGATACGTTTAACTACAAAATATATCCATATTTGCAATAATGGTTATCAAATAGAAAATTAAGTTAACCATTTAGATGAACATTTTAATACATTTACATTATTATAGTTTACGTAATTATTTTCATTAGTGAGGACTTTAGCCATGGAAAAGAAGTATGAATACCCTGCACCAGCTAACTATCCAGATGTAGTGAATACCGATAAAGGGATTGAAAAGTTAATTACAAAATCAAACCTTGAAGCACTTTTAACAAAGATGGAAAGCGATGGTCATGATGTATCAGCTCCGCTTGTAGAACTGATTGCAATGAGAAATTTTATAGTTCAGAAGATGAGAGGCAATAAAAACATAATACCGTTGGTGGAATGTATTTTATTTGAGCTTAAAAAGTGAAATATTAAAGCACCGCTTAGACGGTGCTATTTATCAGTCTTTGTTTCCAATAATTCTATTATTTTATCCTCTACTCTGTCGAGTATTGATATTAATCTTTTATTTTGTATTGGTGAACAATTAGACATTGATATATAGTCATATTCTATATCATATGAATTCAGGTATTTTTTATCTGATGAATTAGTATTTAATTTATTTTTGTCTTCTATTATAAGTTCAATATATTTTTTATTAAAATTTGTTTTTTCTGATTCCCTTGTTGAAATATATAATATAGCTATATGTTTATATTCCTCCCATTCATTTTCAGTTAATACTTTAATAGTATTTCCTTTTTTTATTAAACTATCTACTAATATATCAGGGAAAACACCACTATTTTCAATAGTTTTTATAAATATAACATCATAAAATTCCTTTTCTTTTTCACCAATATAATCAGGTGTTAATGTTGATTTGTCAAAAATTAAATCTGATAATTGTATTAACGATTGATGAACAACACTCCCACTATAAAAAGTTGTAGGTTGATTTATTAGCCCATAATTTCTTAAGATGCTAAAGTTCATAGAGAAAAAATCAATATCTTTATTAGCAATTGAATGCTCATAAGATTCATTATTTTTATAGCCAACTAAATCATACTTACTAGATATATAATAGTATTTTATTAGCTCAATAGATGAGTTGGTTAAATTCTTCAATATATATAAAAAATTTTTCCTATCTGATTCTGAATAATTTGTATTACTAATGTTTAGTATTAAATTAGTATAATAATTAATTTTATTTTTTTCCAATTCCTTCATGACAAAATTTATAATCATCTCAGCATACTCAGGACCAAGAGCTTGTAACATCTGAGGATTATCTTGATAGTTAATACCATAAAAGAACTCAACTAATCTTAATACCTCATTCTCATCTAGGTATTCAATCAAGTCACTTCTAAATTGAGTTATTTGCTTAACTCCAGGTATCAATGATAGCGCTAAAATCCTTGTTTTGGATAAAAAATCACTATTGTTTTTCTCTTTTTCTTTTTCGAAGAATTCAATTAGTTCTTCTTTATTTTGTTCACTATCTACTGACATATCATCGCTCATTACATTAATTTTTCTTACATACTAATATGCCCTATTCTCATTTCACACTCCCATAACGGTCAACAACCAAATAAACAAATTGCAATAACATAACCATTTTGGTAATTTACAACCCCTTATTTATGCGCCATAGTGATATTACATCAGCAAAATCTGATGTCGGGATTTGCACCCCGCCAATACTCACAGCGCATAACCGCGTTAGCGGTTTTTTTACGCGCAAAGCACAGCTACATCTATTCAATGGTGGGCTGGGCAGGGCTACCGAAAGGTAGGCCAGAATCTGTGAGTCTGGTAGTGCAAACCCTGTTCAGCTCACCACCAAAGAGATTTGCACCTCAGGTGGTGATATAAAAATATCTCACAGGAGAAGTCAAAATGGCTAATCTCAATATTTCCGCATCAAATCTACCTTCAATCATTCATAACAATATGCCAGTTATTACTACTGAGTTATTGGCTAATGTTTATGAAACAGATACCAAAAACATCCAAATGAACTACTCAAGAAATAACCAGAGATTTATTGCTGGTAAACATTTCTTTAAGCTAACGGGTTCTATTTTAAAGGAATTTAAAAACAGACCCACTAATTGTTGGTCTGTTGCAAAGCAAGCTCGTAGCCTAATTCTCTGGACAGAGCGTGGTGCTGCACGCCATGCTAAAATGTTAGATACCGATCGTGCATGGGATGTATTCGAAATTTTAGAAGATAACTATTTCACTAAACATAAATCTAATACTCGTATCGGTACCTCATTACCAAACAACGCATCAACAGAAGAATTACTAGCACTTGTCGATCAACTGCAACGCACCATCCATGAAGGTGAGTTTATCCCTGCGGGGCAAGTTGCCAAAGAATATAGCTTTCCTCGCACTCGTAAAAATCGCATCGAATTACTGGATGATTTTATGCGTAACCCCAAGAAAGATGTTTTACACAATCTCCTCACATATCTAAAAAAAGACGGTCACAACGTGGATGAAGCGGAAAGAACACTGCGTTGGGTTCGTGAATCACTGTTAGAAATGAATGGTGCTATGCAAGAAATCCGCACACACCATCAATATGTAGAAAGTTTGATTAGTCGATTATAATCACACCAAGCCCCTTTCGAGGGGCTTTTCGGTTGAACAGTTTTACTTTAAGAATTAATCTTCTTGATTAATGATATTATCTCTTAAAGTAATGTGAGACCGTATGTTTGGATTATTTAGAAAAAAAGAAAAAAACACCTTTGAAGAAGTACAACAAATGGCTAATGACCTCGGATTTGTAGTTACAAATGGTGGTCAAGTATTGGCATTTATGGGATTGAAAAGTGACTATAGTAGTTCTGAGGTATTATCTAATCTATTAGTAATACACATTGCTAAACAAATAACAGAGCTACCTTTAGATAAATTAATTACTGATAATACAATGCATATGATTGATAATTTTGCTGCCTATATAAACGATAGATATAAAAGCCGTCACATAAAAAAACATATATACGAAAATGATTTCAACGCTATCATCACTATGATTTCTATGGATGAAGACGGCTTTTATCGTACAAGAAAAATAGTAGAACAGAACAAACCAATTAGTTATTCAGCCCTACTATGTGCGTTATAACTATTACTTCATCTGCTCCTCAACTTGATTCAATAATGGTGACAAATAAAACAAGTTTTGGAAAGGTAATAGTTTGCGCACAGATCGCACTTCTCTATCATCAAACTCACCGTTTAATACACCTGATGTGATGTTTTTAATATCACCACCAAGGTCAAATGTAGGGCCCAATAATGCACCAATTCCATTACGGCTTTGATAACGTGATGCTGGTGGCCCACCAAACATGGCACTCATACCATAAGTACCACCGCTAAGGTTTTCCAATACGTTGTTAGGCTCACCTAACCAGCCCATCATTCCTGACCAGTCTAAACCCTCTTTTACTAAGTTAGCCGGTTCGGTATTAATATCTCGTCCTGCCATTTTAGCCTTGAGGACATAGACTAGGGATCCAAGTGCTACTTGAAGCAATGCGCCATAATAGAATGATGCATCTCCTGACTGTATGCCAGAGACTAAAGCTCTGTTATGAGTAGCAAAGAAGAAGGTTTTAAACTGCATAACTATCTTACCTAATTCACTACTCATCATTAATGGTGTATCACCAATACCCGGAGTGATTACTGTAGTTCTTACATCTTTTAATACTGCTGCCTGAAATGTTTCACGCACAACACGATCATCCCATAAGTGGCTATGCCCTGTTAACATGCCGTCTAAGTCTTCACCGTGTCGCTTAAACTGATCTGCTATACGCTTTAGCATTGATTCATCGATACCAATATGAGCCAGTTTCTTTATTTCTTGTTTACTTAGCGTACCACCAGCATCTAAAGTATTTGCCGCTCTAAGTACCTTAGATTGAGTAATAACACCAGACCACATTTTCATAGTATCGGTGTATTGATTCATCAACGTAAGGTTGCCAAATTTCTGTGATGACCATTGTAACCCACGTTCTAAATAACTACGTCTGCTATATGGATCATTAAGGTCAGCAATCACCTTAGAACGACTGGATAATATATATTCAAGACCAATACCCATTTCACGTAAATCAGCTTTAGCAATTCGCATAGCACCAATATCAGTTAGCATCTTACCCAATGGTTTTAACGCACTACGTAAACCGTGTTGCATAATCGGACGAGCCATATCAGGTAATGATGATATTGTCATACCACCTAATAAACGTAAGAAGTTAACGTGACGAGCCACACGACCAGCGCGAACAAAGAAACTAGATGGATCTTTAGGTGCTCCATAAGTTCCTAACAGGCGGTCACGCATAGCACGAATATCACGTAAATCAGCTTCTCTTCGTGCTTCTAATCGACTACGTTCTTTAGGTGTGGTTGCATCAGCAATAAGTTGGTTGTATTCCTCTGTAATCGCTTTGATTTGATTATCCATATCAACACGACCAAACTTAGCAGTGAGTTCAATTTCAGGCGCGACTTGGCGAATATAGTTTTCCATCACATAGTTAACATCTGATTCGAGATAGTCTTTAATGCGTTCATCAGGAATGTTTAGGGTTCTATCTTTTGTAAAACCAGCGCGTTTAACTAACCCATCAGGGATTAGCTCACTGGGTACAATGCCAGACGGGGCACCAATAATTTTATTAACAATATCATCTGCTGCAGCATCTAATTCTTCACGCTCTAAAGGTGTCATGCGATTTAATGCTGATTGTCTAATTCTGTCATGACGAGTTAATGAATTCGCTGTTCGTGTTAAACGACGATGTTCATTTCTAAACTTGCGAGGGTTATCAAGAATATCAACGCTACGTTGTAATGCAGGTAATTTATTCTCAGCATCATTAATACGCTGTAATTTTCTTTGTAATGTTGCCTGTCTTCTTGTTTGAGTTTTATTTAACTTAGCAAGGTTAGAAAGTGAATTTAGCTCAACTTCTACCGCACTCTTTTCATTAATGATTTTTTGATATTTATTAATATCATCCATCAACAAAGACTTTTTACCCGACCAACTCTCAGCCTCTTTAATCTCAAGCCCTAAACGTTCAGCTTGTGGTGATGCATTGCGTGCTTTATCAATACCGATTTCAGCACGATCAAGGCTACCTTTGGCTTTATTTATCGAGGTTTGATTAATCTCTTCTAACCAGTCAGCAATGATTTTCTTAAACTCAGTACGATCATTTAATATTTTGTCGAATTTATAAATACGAGGGAAGTAGCTTTGTGCAGTTGTCACCTTTACACCTTCACGTAAGATCCCCAATTCAACCATTCTATCTTTCGTTGCTTCGACAATAGGTCTAATAGAACGTGCCGCCTCTGCAATTTGTGGTATTGCATGATTATCACCATTACGCATAGCATCACCAACAGCTTCACTAAATTGGTAATAGCTCATATCACGGCCACCAGATTGACGATACTGTTTAAAGTGGTCTTTCGTTGATTCTACTTGCTTATAAACGAGTGTTTCATAACCTCTAACTTTTGTTTCAACAGCGGTAAATGTCGCAATACCTTCTTCATTTTTAGCAAAGGTAAAGTTATTTTCTGTGAGTTGTTGGTTAATTTGTCGCGCTGTTTTAGAGGGGGATTGAGCAACACGGCCAACAGGGCTAACCATCATTGTTCTATTAACAAAAGAGGGTCCTTTTAGTGTCTCTTGTTCAAGTGTGGTATTAGCAACTTCCGCAGCACCAATGCTTCGATCACCAGATTGATTGGCTGGTGGATTATTACTTGGCTGAGGTTCAATAATGTCATTTCTAACCTTATTAATTAACTCACCTCGATTTCTAACTAATTGCGCAGCTGAACCTAAGGTTCCACCAATCATGGCATCAAGCGTAACGTTAATCGCACTCTCAGTTAATGTTCGTGTTTCTTGGGTACTATGTAATGCCATTTCAGAAGCTACGCCACCAGCGGTATTTGCTAGCGCAAACTTACCTGCTGTTGCACCAACACTACCGCCTTTTACTATTGCACCACCTGGTATCATCATTGCAGCAACATTAATTGGATCAATAACCCCCATTGCTATACTACTCACAATACCGGCACCGCCTGAATCCATTAATTGCTGTCTGTCGTTCTTCTCACGATCAATGCGTTGTTTTATTGCGGCGGTTTCTTGAGGAGAGTTTGAATGAATAAAGGCATCAGCATAGGCTTCATAGCCTGAAAGTGTTAATTCATCTTCAAATGGGTTATAGCCTTCTACATCTTCAAATTGATTAAAAGGTGCAGTAGCAATCAAACTACCCACTGAGTTATCGATACGAAACGCCGCATCACGTAATTCTTTAGTTTGCCGTCTATCATCAAGCGGATTAATAGGGTCATACCAAGATGGTGAAACATTATCACCATAAATAGGTTCAGGTTGCTGAACAGCATTAATATCCGCAGATAAAATATCATCAGGTTGTTGTTCGTAAATAGGCATCAGTTTTTATCCCAAGAAAAATAATTATTGAATTTATTTACTCGCTCATTGTGAGCTCCTTTATATTGCTCACGGACACTTTGACGACGTTCATCAAACTCTGAGCGCGATTTATCCAATGCTTCTTCTCGTTCCCTTTTATCCTGTGCTTCTTTAACGCTTTGCTGGCGTTTTTCCATTACCTCTTTATACATCGGTGATGATGACTGTTCTGGCTTAAAGCGAATAGGCAAGCCGTTATCTCCCGTGTATGGGCGATAAATAAGGATATCATCACTACCGGTTTGTTTTATCATTATGCCGTAGCTGTAATCTCTTGGTGTCACTGCATCAGAGACAATAACGATTTCAGTGCCAGAAGAAGCGCCACCAAATGACTTAGACATTAATTGCTTTTTCTCTTCTTCCCATTGACCCGCGATCCAGTTTCCAGCACCTGATTCATTAATACCGTATACGGCTTCTGGTGCATAACGCATAACTTCTTCACTGCCATTAATATTAGATACCGCCCATGTTCTTTTAATTTGAGCGTTAGTCATTTTCTTGGCTAGTTCTGCATCACCGCCTGTTTCAGCAAAGTTAGCATCATACAGCGTTTGATAGTCACGTAAGTAAGCGCCATTTTGAGTACCAGGTTTACTAATGCTTGGTGAAGAAAATGGTTTATACCAAGGGTAAAAATCATTGATATTAGATTGCGCTGCTTTATCTCTATCCTTGATATATCCTTTATCCCTGATTTGAGAAGCGATCATTTGCTTAGTGCGTTCATCTTGTTCAAATGTCGTCTTAAATGCAGTTTCTACCGCTTTATCATCAGGCATACCCGCACGACTTAAACTATATACTTTTGAGTAATACGCCATTGTGCTTGATGGAATATCAGTTGCTGATGCCGGATTATTATCAAATATCTGCCCATACATTTTCGCGATAGGAAGAACAACTTCAGGATCTTTAGATGTTGCCCCCATATTCAATACGGACTTAACTTGTGATGGGATAATCCCTGTTCTTGCTGTAAGTTCAGCAACGGCATTTAAGCTATTATCATCATGTAAATTAAAGCTCTGCTGAATATGTTGTTCAAAGTAATCATCTGCTGCCTGCTGATTATTCTTATCATTAGGATCAAGCGGAAAGTTATTTTGTATTGAAAGTTGTAATCGGTTAGCTGCAAACTGTTTATCTTGTTCCTTGATATTACCTTCAACGAACTTACCAAATTTCTCCCAACGTTGAATTTTGCTTTCGTAGTTTGCTTCACCGGGTTGAGGTTTATTTTTAGCTAACAAAACTTGCTGTGCTTGTGGCGACATCTCTTTAGCTGCTGACATAAAACCAGCATAACGTTTAGCTTCTTGCATATCGGCAGACATAGCTGAACCTTTGTCATAGCCAAACGCAGAGATTAATTCATCATGAGTAGGCGCATTAGGTGCTTCAAGTCCTCTTTCCCATGCCGCGTAAGAGTCAGCTACACGAGTACCGAATTGTTGCTGTAATTCACCTTGCTTTTGCTTACGTAACTGTTCTGCTTGTCGTAAATATTTTGCTTGGTCAGCTTCATCTAATGCATCGAAAGCGGCAGATCCGGTTAATAGTTTGGGTGCTTCTGATGTCGCTTGTAATTCAACAAAACCAAGTGCTGACTGTATGCCCGTTGCTATCTGCTCATCAGTGTAATTAACATGGTTACGCCCATTTTCCTTATACATTATCGCTGTTGATAAATGCGTTAAGGTATCTAAATTCGTTAAATCTAATGGCTGATTAGGTGCAACACCGAGGTAATCAGATACATACTCAATGTATGCCTGAGTATCATTATTATCTTCTGGTGGCGCCCAACGGTTAATGATCTGCTCTGGTGTAACAAAACCCTGTCGAGCATAAGAAAGTAAGTTTTTACCTAATGCTCTAATGCCGTGCTCAGGTGTGGCAAACTTAGCAAATGCCCCATCATCACCGGTTTGCCCTACCCATTTATTACTAGATATACGAATATTACCAGGGTTGTTGTTTCTAACACCTCTTGTATCACCGTTACTAGATGTATACATATTCTCTTGCTGTTTATGCAGATTATCAGCGTAAGCAGTTGCATCTTCATGGTTATCAAAAATTCCTAAGTGCTTACCTGTTTGCTCGTATAACGCAATGGCTTCATCATCAGATAACAGCTTACCATCATCACTTACGGTAGGTATCAGCACTTCGCCATCATTGGTACCAATAGAAATCGTTCTTACTGTACTAATTGAGCCGTCTTCGTTTTTAACTGTTGGCCTATTGAGTAAATTAATATTACCCTGCTGGTTCATGCCTTTAACTTTACCAACAGTACCACCATAGAACGCATTATTTCTGGTAGCACCACCAAGGCTTGAAGGTTCTCCATTTCGTTCTAAGAACCCCATATAATCAGCACCAAGATTATTTTCGACTGCACGTCTTGCTGTCGCTACTTTGAATTCTTGTTTCTTGGCGAGGATCTGCTCTTCACCCCAACCATGCGATAATCCAAACTCTTCTATTTGCTGAAACACTTGTTTATGTGCGGAGATATAAGCCTGATTATCACCGTACATTGATGCGGCAGACTCTGCATTTAACGTTAGCGTTGATTGAAACTGATCTTGTTCATAAGCTTTGATTTGCCCCATCTCATGACGATTCGCTTGTGATGCAAACTGAACACCCATTTCTTGCGCTTGTTGCATAAAACTTTGTCGAACAATATCGTCAGGCAATGTTGATGATATTTCACCAGCATAATCACGAAATGACTGTTCGTACTCAGATGCTTTACCAATCGCATTTTTACCTTGCTGAGAAAGTAATCCATTCTGTGGATCGGTCATTAGTTCGTTGGCTTTCTGCCGTAGCTGTAATGCGGCATCTTGCGACAGTGCAACATTGGCCCTTTGTTTTGCTTCTGCAAATAAACCGACATATTGCTCACCAACACGACCAAAGCCAGCGCCAAAAGCATCAGGTGATGATTGAACAGAAAACCCATTATTTGGTAACTGCTCAGGCATAACCGTTCTATTATCGTATGTAGGTACCTTTGGCATAATTAAAATCCTTTTGGTGCTTTAGCAAATGTCTTACCAGCTTTCGCAGCACCTGAGCCACCACCACCGAATGGACTCCATGTACCACCAGCCAACTGATACGCGCCATAAGCTTGAATCGGTGCTGTTAATAACGTTGTCATTGCCCCCATGTTGCCTGAGCGCCTTGCCATTTTTGCATTAAGGCGATCATTTTCAGCTTGCATACGATAGCCATACGCTTCACGAGAAGCGTTATTAACCATAGTTAACGCATCAAGCTCACCCATTGCGGCAGTATCACCCAAAATATCTAAAGCTCCAGCCGTGCTTAAATCAATGCCACTGGCTGACATTGTTGCCGCCTGTGTACCCGCTAATTGGCGAGTGCGTCTACGCTGTTCTTGTGCCTGAGCGTTGCCTTTATTAATCGCATCAAGTGCAGCATCTTCATTAATTTTGGCGTTTTGATTAGCCACTGATGCTTGAAATTTACCATCGGTATATTGTCCGTATGCTTGCAATGCAGAAGTACCAATTACTGCTGCAGCTAATGTTGTTGGTTCACACATTATTTAGCCCTCAATGTAAAACGATGGAAAGGTAACTGAAGTAAACCTGCTGGCTTTGCTTCTTCAATCTGAAACCCCAACCAATGGAGCCAAGCCTTAGCAATATGATTACGTTCATCGACATAATTCATCAGTGTTGGGTATTGCCCTAACATCTGTTTTAAAATGGGTTTACAGCGCCGTAGAAAGGTTTTCTGGTGTTGCTCTAATAAATCAGTTCCCACCAACCAAGGAACACCTAAACCAGTAAGTAATGAGCCAGAAGCAACACCAAAAATAGTCACCACCTCATCATTAATAATGCCGGCATAGGCTTTAGTAGAAACAGATAAGCCATGCCGTAATACCTGTTCAGGTGTTTGCATTGACATAGCATAGAACTCATCAACATCAGCTTGTCTTACATGTTGTAATAAACGAAAAATATGTTCATGAGTAGCAGGAATAATTTGTACATGATGTTTTTTCATATTAGAAACCACCAGCATCAATACGCGGAATAACAGAGAGCACCGCTAACGGTAACGGATCAATTTGTCTAATAAAGACACGTCCGTTTTTGCTCCAATCTGCATCTAAATTAATTTCAACAATGCCTGTGGCATCATCAACAGGGTTGTCGTAAAACTCGAATTGACGTTGAGGATACTCATATAGCCGTTCTTTTTCAGTACCAGCCCAAATCCCCCGACTACTATTTACAATTAAGCTGGCAACCTTAATAAGTTTCTTCTTATCAAGTAACGTTTCTTGCCCATTGATATGGATATCAAGCGTTTCTAATTCGCTGGTAATAGGTAATCCGATATGTACTACGGCTGATGGCGTATCAATTTCCACTGCACCATTGGTGACAATAGCCTGTGGTGAAACATTAGCATCAGAAAGAATATTAACCGTCTTACCTTCAAGATGATTTAAGCCAGCAAAGCGATAGCGGGCAATGCTCCATTCAGTAGTGGGTGTATTTTGTAATGCTGGTGGAATATTGCGATTAGCAGAAATAACCACTTGATTTGCAGATATATATTGAGCAATCTTACAGCGAAGCTCTTTATGCTCATTATCTTCAAAATAAGGAATATTGACGGTACTACCGATATCAGAAGCACTAAAGACTGGATCGCCTGAAATCACTAATTGATAGTTTTCTTGATAGTTCCACTCACCTGAACCGCCAGTGATGGTTGCTGTTTTTACATCATCAGTATTTCTACCGTCATAACTTAAGCCAGAATCAACAAAGAAAGCATCTTCTGTACGAGTAAATAAACGGCTAGCCAAGCGTTCTACATACCGAACCTGTTTACCGTTTACTGTACGCTGAACAATAAAATAAGCAGAGTCTTCATTGCCTTCACTGATCGAACACGTTGACTCAAACTTACCCTCTGTCGATTGTGGCGCCCATGCAAAAACTTGCTGTTCTCTTAAATAGGTTAAAGCTAACATTAACCCATCGTCACGTATGCACCATGCAATAGAGTACGGAACCGTAGTAAATGACCAATCAACAATGCGGTGACGTTGAAATAGGTGATTTGCCAACATAGTTAAGTCAGTGCCTTGGTACCCATCCACATCAAAGGAATACGATAAATCACGCACAGCACTACCTTTCTCTTGTATATAAAGCGCAATGTTCGCAACAGAGATTGGAGGTAAATCACTTGAGCCGTTAGCCCCTTGTGATGACATTGAAAAACTGGAAGGTGTAAGTACTTTGTTCTGATCACCTGTGATTTGATATTCACCACCAGAGGTCAATGCCACCAGCGAACCGACATCGATCAAATGGCGAATTTCATTAACCTGACGACCTGCATACGTGTAGATAATGCGATCATCATCTTGAATAGGATTGTTGCGCCCAAAGTCTTTATAGTCACCGCTACGACTGGCCCATATCGTTTGTGGATAGGCACGAGAGCTAGCAAAGAATAAACGTTGTTGATAATAAACAACGGTGCTTGGATAACCATCAACATCATTCCACACTGCACGAGCCCATTTATGGCTTGCATTATCTTCACCAACGGCATTGGATGGAATATAAGAGATCACCTTTCCTGTGGCTGTTTTACCATCTTCACTTACAGTTTCAATTTTTACGATACCAAAACCACTATGCAGATATTCCCACTGGATTCCTGTATCACCACCCCAACCATCCCAGCTCATTCCTTCCGTGTGAGACGGTCTTAGTGTTCCTGTTTTACCGCCACTATTGGCACGATAGTAGTTACTGTCAGCACGGCGTTGATCATTAAGGTTGGTTGTTTTATCTGTCTCCCAGACAGGAACCGCATCAATATCACGTTGCTCTAAATAGAACTGTTTACCTATTTGCTCGGTACCAAAAATATCATGCGTAGACGTTAACGTAATTTGCCCCGTGCTTGCACTGGCATAAACTTTCATTGCCTTATCGGTATTGATATCTTCAAAGGGACCGTTCTTGGTTTCAATGGAGACTAACTTCCAATCATCATGATCATAACGCTGTAACTCCATTGGTGGATAATCAGTATGAACAATCGTCATAACATCGGCTGATTGCGTATACTTCAAATCAAACAAATCAGCTTCTTTATAAGGTGTAGATAATTCAAACACTTCGCCTTTATGTTCACCATCAGCATAGAGAACCTGCCCACCATCTTTAAATACGCGAATATAACGATCACCAAACTCTAACGCATAGGTTTGTACGGTGCTGAATTGGAAAGGAATAAGGCGAGACTTCTTATTTTGATACTTTGTTTCAGCAATAAATCGTGTGCCTGGTCTATTCTCAACACCACCATATTGACGAACAATAAAGTTATGGCACTTGCGCAATGCAGTTGAATACTTCGCAAGATCAACACGACCATATAGGCTTGGTGCAATTTCACCGCCTGAAAAACTAGGTTGAATAAGACTAAATGGCATTATGACAACCTCGCTTGTGTGAATTCATCCATATAATCAATTGGCTCTGCTGACTCACTTAATGAATGTGCGGCCGCGCTTTTAATAACACCTTGGTAAATTTGTAATGCTTCACCACCAATCCCCGCATTTGATGCCAATGGACGAGCCAATTCAGCCGCTAAACGCCATGCAAGGGCATCTTTAAATAACGCATCAAACATATTGACGTCAGTAATACGTGCCACATACTCAAGCCATGCACTAGGATGATCCGTAAAAATTAATCGGCCAGTCCCGTTTTCATCTGAACCAACATGAAAATGAATTGCTGTATCTGGTCTACGGTACTTTTGATGAGGTTCGACAATACCAATGGCTTTTAGGCAATCATTAGGATAGCGATAGGCATACGCCCAATTAGGTGGAGGATTATTTGTATTGGCTAATGCCACCTTTTTAGTTGCAAAGTTCCAAGGAAAATCGGCCAATACACTATCACGACATTGCGCATAATGAAGGTTGCATTGAACGGCTTCTTTGCTGGCTTCAGTCATGCTATTAATTGAACGACTATTACCAATGCGACTTAATGCAATATTGCAAATTTCAATTTCTGAGGCCATATCATTTATCTCCAATAAAAAAGGGGCTTTCGCCCCCTTTATCATCGGGGGTTAAACCCCAAGTTCTTTCCGCTTTTCATCTATTGCGGTGCGCATTTTATCTGCGCCCATATTGTGATGAGGTGCTTTACCAAATAGCTGGGTATATTGCTCACGAAGCGCATCTAGGCTTGAATCAATCGCCACACCTGAACCGCTAACAGCAATATTACTTACGCCTTCACCAGTATTATCACCAGCCCCATCAGCCACACTGTGAGTATTAAGTCGAGCATCAGCGCCACCAATTAACGCTAAGTTATCGCCAGCTATACCGTCGTACTCAACCTCTTCACCGATTTCAAGTAGACGCCCAGCGATAAATGATTTTTTTAAAACCTTATATCGTGACATGTCACACCTTATTGAGTTACAGCATCGTAAATAGGATGAGCATCAACAGTTAGGTTGATACCCGCAGTGAACTTACCCGCCGTTAATGGCCCTTCTGCAACAACATATTGCAGGCGCAGGTACTTCAAAACGCCTTGAGGTACTTTCGCCACAATACGTTTACCTGCATTTAAATCAGCAATTGGTATTGCCACAGATTCAAAGATAGATTTAGCATCAGAGAATTTATCGTCTGTCGCGGTTTCTAACTTAATTTGAACCGTCGCTTCACCTGCTGCTTTAGCCTGTTCAGTCACTTGTGCAAACAGCTCTAATGGCTCACCATTACCGATATCACGAAATGCACCATGCACTGGCGTTAAGTCGATAATTTGCTTACTTACAGCAGATGCAGTAACCGCCTGATCCAGTGAAAAAAGCGTTTCTTTATCTAAAATCATTTTGACTATCTCCAAATAAATGAAAGTTAGCGGAGCCGTTAAACGACACCGCAATAACTTATTTCACCTGATCTTCAGTCGTTAAGATGGCATCAACACGGCGAACAGGAATTTCATCGAATGAAACAACTTTCTTACCAGCAACTTCTGCCATAGAAATATTGACGTTTTTGCTGTTTTTAATTTGGCGACGCATCCAGCTACGAATTTGCTGGTTACAATAAAAAACAGGACGCCCCATAGAGAGGTTAGGGATCTTCTCAATTGCTTGAATAAACAAGTCTGGCAAATCGAGTGTGTCCGCTTTTTCTGGATCTTTACCAATTTTGGATAAATCAATATTGGCGATACGGACAACATAACGCCAGTCACGAACTGAGATACCATTTTTCCATTGGAAATGAGTACGAAAGCCTTGGTATTTACCTTTATTCTCATCTTCTAAAGTAACTTCACCTAAATGGTTTTGCTCTAAACCTGCTTTAGAACCTTTAGGGAAAATACCGTGAACAGTGTTTTCACCCCATACCACTAACCACACAGAAGTTAAGTTACTGCCAGTACCACCAGCATCAATGATATTGACTGCATTCTTTGCGTTCATATCGTTAAAGCGTGCAGCTAAACCCGTAAAGCGCTGAGGATGAACCGTCGCATCACCATAAATAACCGTTTCAGCCATTTGCTGGTTCATTGACTCTAAGAATGCAATTGATTCAGACAATAGAAATTCATTCTTTTGCCCATTCAAATTAGCAAGGTCTTTATCAACTTCAGAATAGGTTTCCAGCATACCAATCGCATCAGTAACCTGTGCTGTGGTTGATTTGCTTGGTGGTACACCATAGTTAAGCAAACGCCATGTTGCCGACGGCAGACCTGTACGAACGGTTGTACGGTGACCCGTTGGTAAGTTACCTTCAACGAAAACCATATCATCAAGAATTTCATTAGACTGATTCAGCAATTCGACGATCTTCGCTTGCTTGCTGTCAGGGCCTTGTCGTTTAGCCCAATCAACGAGAGTTAAAGCAGGCATGTTATTTCCTCTTTGTTATCCAAATAAAACATCAGCAGCACTTTTACTGCCGTTACTGTTGCCAGTGACAAGACCGTCCTCTGACATTGCTTTGCCAACACCGGCAAAGATACGAATAAGCTCAGGATGGTTACCTAGTCCTGACTCTTCTAAATACTGTTTCAGTTCAGGTGAACCGAACTTATCCATTGCTTTTTGTGCCGCACCGATAGATTCAGCGGAACCAAGCTCTTTATCTGCTTTAACAGTTTCAGCCCATTGCTCTGTCTGTTTTTGCCAACCTTCAGCAAGTTGCTTATTAATCGCTGGCATGATTTTAGAGCCATAAACATCAACCAGTTTTTGCGCTTGTTCGTTGTTTAAATTCAGCTCACGAGCAATAGGTTCAAAGACTTCTAATGCACCTTTATCAAGCTCTTGCCCTTCTTCTGGTGCTTTAAATTCATACTTTTCAGGCGCACCTACATCTGATTTATTGGCATCATTTTTCTTATCAGCCGGCTTGCCCTGCTCTCCACCATTCTCTTTTTCAGTGCTTTTAGTAGGATCATCACTGTTTGCTGGTGGCTCATTTTTATCTGTTGCTGATGTTTCCTGAGTAGGTTCCGTTGCTGTACCGCCACCGCCTTCACCTCCCTCGCTGTGTTGCTCGTTATACAAGCGACGCATGATTAGTTTCTGCCATAAGTTCATGACTGCTTCTCCCATTCTTTAAATCTTGGTTAAACGCTTGGTGTAACTGCTTCATTTGCCATTTGCGCATAAAGCTCAGGGCAAACTTGGTGTAATTGATTGAAAACTTTTAACCCATAGTTACGCTCGCCCTCTCTAAATGCCATTGCATAGGGATCATTAGAAAAAGAGCTACGAAATACGCCAGAGTCAGAAATCAAACGCCAAATAACAGCACGCCCAACTTCTGTGGACATAACCTCTTTTAGCTGTTGTTCTTCTTTCTCTTGCCTATTTTTTTGTTGAATATCGTATTCAGTGCGAGCAATTCTCTCGTCTTCATACGCATCGAATGGATGTGTCATTGAGCACCTCCACCCGCCATAGCGGACAAGGCACTATCATTATCAAGATTGGTATCGCTGAGCGTTTTAGCACCATCAATAGCAGACTGCGCCATTTGCATCTGTGCCATTTGTTGTTGCTGTGCTTGTCGTTGTTGACGTATGGCTTGTACTTGCTCATTGGTTGCAACGATAGTTGGAGAGACACCAATAGCAGACGCATAATTATCAATGGCATCATCAGCATTAAGCTTATCAAGGGCTTCAGGCTTAACTTTTGCCAGATTGCCAACAAAGCCAGCAAAGCGTTCGATACTGCCAACACCAATCGCTTTCTGTGCCTGAGCCATAACAGAAATGTACTCAACCTTTAGATCCATTCCCTGCATTTCATCAGGCGCAATGGGAAGTAAATTTTTGTTTACCAAGATTGAGAAAGTGCGATTAATCAGCTTGTCGAGTAACTCAGAATCAAGACGCTGCAGAACAGGCCCTAATTGCAATAGCTTCTCTTCTCGCATCTCAACAACGGCTTCAATCGGCATAGAGCGCGTATTCACCATTTGCATCATGCGGAATAAATCAACAAAGTAAGCGGTATCAATCAGTTGACGAGTATCTTGAACATCTTCAAGTAGTGCTTTCAATGCTACGGGTTGAACATCAAAAATCGTTTGAATTTTATTAGTAGGATTTGCCTCATCAAGATAGTTAATGCCACCGGGTATAGTATTTACTCGTTGATTTTTTAATGAGGCTGGCACTTGTAAAGGTGGATTGGTCAGCTTATCAATCATCTGCGCTTTACGTTTTTGCATTAATTGAAGTGCCTTAGTGCCACCTAACGCCAACATACCAGGGCAAGATGAACCGTAAACATCTTCACCATTGACTTCCCAACGTGGCGCCATGATAGGAAATTCATCATAGCCAGACTCACGTAACACTTTCTCGTGATCACCCGCCACTTCAAGATAAACGGATTTAAAAGGCTTGTGCTTCGCCTCTAACTTTCCTGTTTGTCGTTCAAGGTTTGGATATACGGCATGAACCACTTCTACCCATTGGCTGTACTGGCTTGAATTCCACATTGATTTAACAGTATCGCTGACACTATCAGTCCCGAACTCCATCACCAACTGGCGAACGGTCATCGTAAATTTGCGATAGCAAACATCAACACTCAGGCTTGGGCTATTCGCAATGTAATAACTGCCAAGGGGGAAATGAACAGTGCGAATAATACGCTGGCTATCTTCAACAACAGCCATTGCAGCAGTGCCAAAGGTACCTAAATCGCCATACATCAACGGTAATGATTGATAGAGATTAGAACGATTGAACACTTCGTTCATGCGTTGTTCGGTGGTTTCTAGCCAAAGTTTTACAGGGCCATAATCCATTAAATCAGGATCAGGTGTCGCTAAACGAAACCAAGGACGAGCAGGACTTGTAATGCCTGACATCATTCCACTGGAAAGTACCGACGAAGCCAAAGATGCCGTAGGGTCAATGATCTTACTATTACGGCGATCTCCTCGATTAACATCAGACGCAGTAAAGCGCGTACTACGAGGACGAGTGAAATCAGACAATTCACGCCAATGCGGTTCAAATGAGCTACGCTCTGTTTCCAACTGATTAAGCTGTTGCAGTAGCTGTTGTTTCAATGGCGTTGACATAGTCACCCCTTATTGGCCAAGTAAGGTTTTACCGCTGGTGGATGCTGAACTTGTTGCACCCTGAGCACCTGTTAGTAACGTAGACTTACGACCTGCGGCTGCACGGCGACGACGCATTTCATCATCACGACTACCCGTTACTGCCGCATCTTGTTCTTGAGGTGCTGCCTGAACAGCAGGAGGAGTTGTAATTTTTGGAGTATTGCCAAATGGATTACACATATCGACACACCTTTATAATTAACCAATATTGCATATTAAATTAATAATACATGTTATTTGACAATATTGAAAATTATAACTACCATTTTGGTTATGCGATGCCACTGCATTTTTCTCGGTATTGTTACCACGACAGCGTGCTTTACCTTAGGACTGTTTGCCCTCTACTCCAGAGGGCTTTTTTTTATGCGAATGGATCGTAATCTGAATTGCTGACGTTAGCGCCAGAATGAAGCGAAGAGTAATTTCTATCTATTTTGGTGACTGGATAGGCGAATGTCAGTGCAAGCGCATCACCTTTACCTGGTGAACGACCAAGACGCTTTTTAATTTCTGTTTTATCTTCTAGTACAATCTTGCTATCGATAACACGAACCTTGTATTCACCACATGACAAATCATCTGCGGTTTCCTGATCATCAATAGCCCCACCAATTTTTAACCATGTCTTAACGCTGTTATACATTTCACCGCGTTTGTTCAGCATTTGTGGATCTGTTGATGCACCACCAAACTTAACTAAACGCCACACGCGCCCCCAACTTGTTCCAATAGAGTGAATACCAGTACCATATCCAAAGTCGATATGAACAGCGTCAGCCTTGTATTGATCTTCAAAGTCAGCAATGCGCTTTGCCATAACAACATCGTCAGTTGTTTTAAAGCCCGTCCACAAGCACTTACTGAATAAACCTTGGCGCAGATAAATCACCGCATCATCAATACCAGAATAGGCAGGGTCAACACCAATGATTACAGGCGCGTGAGCAACTTCAGCTTGTGTGACAATGCGTTTCATGGCTTCATCGGTTAAACCTGTTGGAATAAACTGTAGTTCTGATGCTGACGGGAACACACCACGAACACGAACTTTAAAGAAGTCGCTATCTTCGCCGTAGTCCTCTTCCCAATTTTTAATCTGCTCTTTGTTGCTGCCTTCAACGGTACGGCTATCAATCTGCTTGGTGTTCCAACGATGTTTAAACTTACGAAAGCACTCACGAAAGCGCCCTGTATTACGTGTTGGGTTACCAAATGCAATCCAAATGATTTCGGTACCTTCATCCGTTAATGCCCCTTCTGCCACTTCCCATACTAGATCGGCAATGTTAGACGCTTCATCAAACACGAGGATAATACGCTTACCTTTGTTGTGAAGCCCTGCAAATGCCTCTGTATTGTTCTCTGACCACGGTACCGCATCGGCACGCCAAGCATTAGCATGATTAGGATCGTTTGAGTAGATAGCTGTCTTAGTGCAAGTAAACCAATCCTTAGTTAGTGATAACCTTTGCCACTTCGCTATTTCTGGCCACGTTTTAGTACGTAGCTGATTTTCGGTGTTGGCAGTGACGACTACCTTACAATCTTCGCAGGTATCCATACCCCACTTGATGATCATTGAAATAAATGCAGATTTACCGATACCGTGACCAGAAGCACGAGCAAGTAACAATGGCTGGTGGCGTGTCTTGGGATTGCGTAGATGTTCACCGATTTCATTTAATGCTTCGGCTTGCCACTGACGAGGACCATTGTATTCTTCAAGCTCTCCACCAGCTTCACCCCACGGAAACACGTAATACGCATAACCTAATGGATCATGCGTAAATGATGCGATATCTTCAATGAGTTGTTCTTCTGGTGACTTCTGCAAAGCTTCTGACATTACTCAATGCTCCCTTGCTGAGCACGTTTACGAGCAGATGCCAACTTATCAGCAAGCGATACGTTTACATCGACCTGTACACGGTCACGGAAAGCGTTCACATCGACGTGTTTGCCCACCAGCTCCAATACGCGTAGCTTATCCAGTAGTTTCACTTTTTTGACAGTCACATTCTCATCAATAACTGCAATTTCAAATGAAGCAATACTTTTCCGCCACACAGTAGGCCAATCCTTGATAGGTTTGATATCGCCATTGTCATTGAGAATATCAGCAATATCTGCATCAAGCATATCAACCAAACGCTTAAGTACATTGTCAGCACTCATCTTAGTACGCTTATTGCGCTGTTGCATAAGTTGTGCAATACGTTCTTGAATACGGGGATCAGCCATTAGCTGTGATGCACGTTTGCAAGCACTGCCAGACGCATATCCAGCAGAGATTGCAGCATCAGTTTGATTATCGGGAGATTTGATATATTCCTGACAGAAGCGTTCCATCTTGTCGTTGATAGGCGTTGGCTGTCGTGCAGGTTTCTTTCTTGGTCTTTTGATAGTCATAATCATCACCTCTTTGGTTATTATGGCTATTCAAAATATAACATTCAAATCTAATTAGGTATTAATACACCAATTTAAAACCCCAGTATTCGAGGGAATTAAAATAGAAAGGGACACCAGATATCCGTCGACCAAAACATAATCTGGTGTCCCTAATCACACAACTCTCCAAAATGAAGAGTGCATACTTTATATTTTCAAGGCTATCTGGTTGACAAATTTTAGTCAACTGCATTTCAAATTAGCTATCGTTTTGTCAACCAAGTTAAGCTGTAATTCGCGAAATCCATAAGTTACCCAACACTTAGCATCACCAGATAAACAGCATTGCTGAACGGGTAATTGTTCACCACAGCGCTCACATTTACGCTTAGATAGCTCCTCAGCTTGTCGCTTATACTCGGCATCATCTTTACGAATAAGCATCTGCAAGTATTCAACAACATCATACGGCTCACGACCAGGCATACGTAGAACACAATTACGCTGTAACATCTCCAGCTCTTGATTATCCACCAGCAGTTCAATCTTCGCTACGCCAAGTTCCTTTTGGCGCTTACGTTGTAATGCCTTACGTTCAGCAGGTGATTTAGCCATTAAGTGACACTCCAATCACAGTAACAACGACACACCAGAATACAGCGAATAAAATGTACTTAGTTAGCATTTATCAGTTCCTCAGGTATCTCAACTTCATCACCTATCTCAAGCATAACAACCGCTCGGCAAATAGCTTCTTGAGCAGTATTAGCAGTAGCATAATCACCCATTAAATGTGGCGGTGATGCATAGCAATAATTAACCCCGTCAACTTCTTCAAACATTAAATCAATCCAGTAGTTATTTATAAACTCACCACACTTTAACCAGTCGCTAGATGGGCTATATACACAGTTATTAGCATCAACAATAAACTCTTTGCCAATACGAGCATCAACGCCAACGGCTTTACCTACTGCCCAATCAAGCGCTAATCCTTTTAGTTTTGAGGTTTTAATTTTCATCATTCACCCTCTGGCATTGGTGGAAGTGGTGGCATACACCAGTGTGTGATTTCATTTTCGATGGTGCGACCACAGTTATAAAATAATCCCGTTTTGTAGCTATAATGACCAGCAGTAACTTCCCCAAGGACGCTATTCCAAAGAATTACTTGAGTGCGATCAACAGGCAATCTCTCACTCACCTTAACCCAATTAGTTCCCTGCATTAGATGCCTCCTTTCGGCTTAGTCTTTTAACAAACGCATCAGAATCAATTCTTAAAAGTCGATTCATAACCTTTTCACAACGATATGGCTTATATAACTTACGATTCCAATCGTCCGCTTGTTTTCCAGCTTTCACATATCTTTGTTTACGTCTCATCCTTTCATCAGAATAAATCCACATCAATTTTTTAATTTCTGTTCCTTTCATCACTCAACCCTCAATTAATAGCGCTGTGGTATTCGACGCTCAAATTGTCTACATGAGCGCCACCTAAATAAGCCCAGAAGATTACCGTTGCCTCTGCATCTAATTCACATTCAGCTTGCATTAGCTTTTCAAATGGTTTTCCATTCCATGTGCCAGTAATTCTGTAAACCGCTCCGTCATCCATCTTAAAAATCCTCTTGCGTGACATGTCACGGTTGTTTGATTTGTTAAATAAGCCTAATAGCATCAATTTCTTGGCTCATAATTTCTTCCCAAACTCATTCAACGATTAATTAACTCAGTCACGAACTTAACGAATGGTAATAAGTTCATGATTTTCTGTATTTTCAGGTAACGTTACCCCTATCTTTCCCTGTTCTCCCCAAAGCTTTGACGCGCTGATATTCCACACCCTGCAATCTTCATCAAAGATGGCGTCCATAACGGCTTTAATCAGGTTATCGACATCAGGACGTTGCTGGTGGGGTTTTCCATTCATCTCAATGCGTTTTTTCTTGCTCCATGATTTAGGCATAGGGATAACAAACGTTAGGTGAGCACCGCTTTCCGGTAGCGTAAAACGGTTAGCTCTCATCTCGTCACAAAAAGCGTGGTACTTAACGACAACAGGTCTTTTCTTCCATGCGTCACGCTGTGTCATACGTGGCTTTGGTACAGGATTGATGTAATAAATTTGCTGTTTCATGCACGTACCGCCACCAGCATTGCGTTCATACGGTTATGAATATCAGCAATCTTTCCATGCTGTAACGGCGGTAAACTCTTTCTGACGTAGGTTAGTGAGCCTTTCTGACAGATAACATGCTTATCCGTAGGTTTTGCTGGCTTCTTGGTCATTAGAGAGGCTTCTTTTTTGATATCTAAATCACGTAGACGCTCCATGTAATCAGGCGCTAGAGTGTATACATAACCAATGCCGACTACCGCTCTGCGCTCAACAACGGCGCATTCAATCAACTTGATCAACGCATAATTGGTCGTTGAGCGATTTTTCTTACCATCAAGCTCTGAGGCAATCTCGGTTATTTCGTTAACTGATAACGGTTTTTTCTTGTCATGTAATATTTCAACAACAAAATCCTGCATAAATTTCATATACGATAACCCTTAATAGATTAATCATTATGGTTAATACATCCAATTTGGTTATGTTTTCAAGTATAAAAAAACAGAGTTTTTAATTAAACTCATACCCACTTAAAACGCTCTCAAATCGTCTATACGCTGTTTTCACTACTCAGTCATCCAATCGCATACCTACAACAAATAAAACTCACCAGTGTTTATTACGCTAAGAATTTTGATATCCAATAAACCTTATGACGATTTATGTTTACGTTTATCAGCATTTTCTAATAAATCCATCCATGCAGGTCTCGGTCTGGTTTTATCTTCAAGTCTTAACGTAGGCTTGGGTATGACCTCTCCTCGTTGCACTCGCTCAGACCACATACGGATCATTTTATTTAATCGCTTCTCAACCTCTGCTTCTGTCAGCCTAAGGTCATATACCTTTTGCCTAAGGTCAGTGAAGATCCAATACTGCACCGGATGCCTAAAGGGGTACATCTCAGCACTATGGTAATTGCATCGTCTGGCTAGGTATTTATTGAAATCGCTCAGCATTTCATCAAATGGAATTCCAAAAGCACTCGCATCTACCAACTTGTCAGAAAGCATTGAAATGACATCAGATAACTCTGGTGGCCACGGATTACCATTGCTACAACGCTCAATGCAGAATTTAAATATCAAATCGAATTGATCGCTATTCAATCCGCTGAGTGCTCGTTTCCACATCAATGATGGTTCCGTCCCGTTCTTCTTGCTCCACTTGTCCCCATACAGCTCGATCATTTTCCACCAAAGCGGTAACAGCATCGGGTCCGTATTTATCGTTGACGTGCTGTAAGAATTCTTGCATTGGTTTTGATTTTCCAGCGAATTGGTTACTGGCTTTATTGCTCTGACTTGTCCCATTTCTCACCTCGTTATTTTTTGAGCGTTGAAATTTAATACTTTTTGCTAATGCCATTTCCCATTGTTCGTGATGTTTAGCTTTCCCCTCGGCTTTCCAGTACGTAATAAATTCGGCAAGTTCAGTTGGTTTAACTGGCTCTGTTAGAGTGCATCCCCAAAAGGCAGATTTACGTAAAAAATCGCTATCAGGTCCCCATTCATCAAACATCACAAATTTACCGTCAACGCTAAAACCACCAGCAGGAACTCTGTCATTTAAAATTGCATTATCCACATCAGGCAAATTTCCTTCGCGCGCGTTACAGAGAGGATCTTTAATATCTTTATCTTTATCTTTATCTTGTTGTGACTCTTCGTGACATTCCGTGACATTATCGTGACAGTCACCTTTCTTTTGCTCTTCCTCTTTTAGCCTTTTTTCTCTTTCTCGTTGTTCTCTTTTTCTCTGAGTTGCTGATTTTGCTCCTGTTTCTGAATTTCCTAAATCTTCCTTTTTTGGTTGACGGCTCTCCCAACCTGTAATTTTTGAACCATCTAAAACACGCCCTTGCATGGCATTTAACACAGCTTCAATTTGCTCATCATCGACATCAAGTGCACTTGCTAAATCTTCAATCGTGACTGTCACGTGACCTCTTTGTGACACGTCGTGACATTTCGTGACATTTTGTGACGCGTCAACAAGAAGATGAATATAAACAGCTTGCACTAAAGCGATTGGTTGCTTTGAAGCTCTTGAAATAGTTCTCCATTTTGGATCATTTGGCATGTCATGCCAGAGCCTAAGCCATCTATATGTCGACATAAATCACCTATCCGATATCTCAATAATTATTGTCGCATTGTCATCTATATGAGCTTTCATGCTTGGACTCCCATCTCTCTAGCCTGTTTAAGAATGCTATTAACTTGCTTACGATAGTTATCTGCATGTTTAGCCGCACATTCGACACAAACACCATTGCTTGTAAATCGCTCAGAAAGATGACCATGAACACATACTTTACCAGTATAAAAACGTGACAACCCTTTAGTTGCTGCTTCCTTTCTACTAATAATCTTCATACAAACACCTCTATATACAGTTATGTATGCAGTAAGATTATCTATTATTTTAAAATAGATCAACCTAAAAAGACTTATTGGTTATTAATAAAAAATTAAGGACCACCGAAGTGATCCTTATCAATAAACAGCCTTTGAATTATTATCGAATAAAGAAATTGATTAATTGCTCTCTGGTTGCATCTGCACCGAACTCAACACAGGCATCATATAACTTATTGAGTTTATTTAGTGATGGTTTGCGTTTCGCATAGCGTAGTTGATGTGATAGATACAATTGGCTATATCCCGTTCTTTGAGAGAATGCGTCTCTTTGCTTAATCGTTAAGCCATTCCAAAATTTTTTAAAGTCAAAAACTTCCATAAATTCACCAATTTGATTAACCAATCAATAATAGTAACCGTTTAGGTACTTTACCAAAAGGGTTATTTGTTTGTTTAATACATCATAACCTAATCAAATTTGTATAAAAAATAGACACCAAAGGACTTGGAGAAATGAAAAGCATTGCTGAAATTAGAAAAGATAACCTGATTTATATTATTGAACGCTACTACAACGGCAAACAAAAATTACTTGCTGATGCGTTAGGTGTAGCCCCAAGTATGATCTCCCGTTACTTATCACCAAAAGATTTAAAAAGCCATCGTGAACTCACCGATCCAATGTCACGTAAAATTGAATATGTGACTAGAATTAGCAAATATTGGATGGATGTAGACCATTTAAAAGAAGGTCATGCGGAGTCAGAAAAAGAAGAATATATTCCGACTGAAATTGGCAAGATACTCTCAGATAACATCACAACATTTATGTTAAACGATGGAATAAAATCAAGAGTTAAGCTTTCTGTCGATTCAGGGCTTGCACAATCAACAGTTAACCGCATTATTAATTGTGAAGCCAGTGCCACCGCTGAAAGCATTGATGCCATTGCAAAAGCAATGGGTCGCCAAGCCTATGAATTACTGATCCCTAAAAATGATAAAGGCACTATTAACTATGATAGAAGAGCCTATTCAAAACTTCCCACCAGCGAACAAGCTGCTATTGAAAACTTCATTGAATTTATCATTAATAAAAACCAGCCTATCTCCCACGACTAACCCTTTCCATTAAAAAGAAGTCATATACTGGCTTCTTTTTACTCTTAATAAATCATTAAATTTCATAGTGATAAAAACAAACGTAACCATATTGGTGATTTATTTGTTTTTCATGGTTGACAATGGTTAATTTATGGTTATGATTAAAAGTATAAGTTAACCAATACGGTTAATTTGCTCTTTAACAATATGGATAAAAGAGACTGATTTTTTAATGCGCTCAGACATAACCAATTTGGTGATTAGTCATGATCTTTTATATCAAAGACGGTAAGCATGTATTTACCTTATCTGGCTTAAATGAGTCACAGTCATTTGACAATTTTAAAGCCGGTATTGAATGGGCTTATGTAAGAAAGCTCGCATTACAAACAGAACAATTAGTAGGTAAACAAAATGTCAGACAATAAGCACTTAAATGTGTTGATTGCAAAAGCTCTTTTACTTAACCAAGATATTACTGATAGCGAACAAGTAGATGCGCTAACAGCTCATATCAATGGTGATATTGAAAGAGAAGAGTTTAAGCAATATGACCACTTTATTAATATCACGTTACTTGCACTTTCATTGGTTCCTAATATCAGCAGTGAACTCAGTGAAGAGCAAATCGTTAACGCTATTATGTCATTTATTGATAACTCTGATATGCGTAGCGTTCGTCATAGAGTTAATCACTTTAATTCATTAATAAATCCAAAAACCACCTCAAATGAGGTAGAAAAAAAGGAAGCACCTCAGGAAGAGGTGATTTTTCACGCCAGCATCAATAACCAAAATGGTCAATTAAAGGAAACGGAAGATATTTCAAAGGAAGAAAATGACCAACCTGCTTATTTTGAACCTGGTCGTTATCCCGATATTCCTAACGAGGTGTATCACAGTTCAAACGGCATCAGTAGTTCGATGCTAAAAGATGCTCGTATTAGTTTGATGTATTACGAGTTACGCCATGTAACAAAAGTCATTGAGCGTGAAAATAAGCGTTGTTTCGACTTAGGTAGTGCATTTCACACGTTAACAATGGAACCTGCAAAGTTTGATGCTGAATTCAGTGTTAAGCCAATTATTCCACAAGATGCCTTTACAACAACGGAAACAATGAAGTCATGGATTGACGAATACAACAATAAGTTGCCTAAGAAGCTCTCACAAGATGAGTTAAAAGCAATTATTGAAGAACATAATGCCACTCTGACACCGCAACTTTCCACCAGCGGAAAAGCCGAAGAGCTAGGTCAGATATACATGCAGTTGCCCGATGAATTTAAAGCCATTCCAGAGGATGGGAAATTCACAGGTGCAGCAATGAAAGCCTGTATCAAAGCCTATAACGATACTTTGCCAACACCATTGAAAACTTCAGGCAATACAGATGCATTACTTGAGCAGATAAACGGCATCAATCCTGAATTATATTTGGCAGAAACAAATAAACCTGAGCCACTTAGAAAACCCGTCAAAAAAGATGACCTCATGCAGGTTATTAAAGAAGTGAACCCTGATGCTGTATTTGAAGATGAAATCATTAGCCAATGGCTTAGTGACGATTCAAAAATTCATGTTCAAACCGTTGACTATGAAATGGCAAATAACATGCGTAACGCTGTTATGAACCACAAAGAAGCATCCAGTTTATTAAATCACCCTAACCGCGTATCAGAAGTGAGCTACTACGGCATTGATGAAGATACTGGTCTTGAAATTCGTGTTCGTCCTGATATCGAAATTCAAACAGAAAATAACCGATTAGGTTTTGACCTCAAATCAGTAGCACTTGGTCGATTTAAACAAGATGCCATTGAATCCATGATCCGCAGAGAAATCATTAATCGCGATTATCACATCAGTGCAGCTATGTATTGTGATGTAGCAATGCTGGATCAGTTCTTCTGGATATTCGTTAACAAAGACGAGCATTACCACTGGGTTGCTATCGTTGAAGCCTCTCCTGAATTACTTGAATTAGGTCGTGCAGAGTATAAAAAAACACTGCGTGATATCCGTGAAACTATGGATACAGGATATTGGCCAGCGCCTATCACCACTACTCTCACTATCGGTATCACAGACTTTGAGCAGAGAAAGTTAGAAGAACTGCAAAACGAAGTCGCTTAATAAAACTGCGCTTGAACAATCAGGCGCACGCTTGGAGTAAATATTATGTCAGAAGTAGCAACTCTCGAAAGAAACCAATCAGTAATGAATAACACATCATTACTTTTTAATCCCGAATCATTAGACCGTATTGTCAAATTTGCTGAGCTAATGGCATCAGGTACAGCAACGGTGCCAAGACATCTGCAAGGTAAACCATCTGATTGTCTTGCTATCACAATGCAGTCCGCACGTTGGGGAATGGATCCTTTCGTTGTCGGTCAAAAAACTCATGTCATCAATGGTGTGCTTGGTTATGAAGCCCAATTAGTAAATGCAGTTATTACCAGTTCAAATGCTGTTGTAGGTCGGTTCCATTACAAATACGGTGGCGACTGGGAAAAGATTGTAGGCATGAAAGATAAACGTGATGAATCGGGTTTATTTATTGAAGTCGGTGCAATTTTAAGAGGTGAAGAAGAAGTTACATGGGGTGAACCTGTTTACCTTGCTGATGTACAGACGAGAAACTCACCACTTTGGAAAACAATGCCTAAGCAACAAATCGCATATCTCGCTGTAAAATATTGGGCCCGTCTTTATTGTCCTGAAGTTATCCTTGGTGTGTATACGCCAGAAGAACTTGAAGATCGCCCGATTAAAGACATCACCCCACAGAAAGAACGTGTAAGCATTGATGAAATCACTACCCAGCAACAACCAAATAATGCTGAACCGGTAAAAGAAACTCAAGGCGAGTTTATACCTAAGTTCGATGCGCAAGCCTTTAGATTAGCTATTGATGATGTTCAAACTGTCGAAGAAGCTAAAAATATTCGCGCAGAAATTGAGAACTTAAAAAATGAAATGGGGCTCAACCTGTTTACTGAATTAAAAAATAAAGCAGTACAGGCGTATCACCGCATTGATGCACGTAATGCCCTAGAAGCTTCTATTAACTCACTTCCTGAATCAGGCTCACCCGAAGCCACAGAAGCATTTGAAAAAGTAGACAAGCTACTTGAATCAAGCAAAAGAAAACTCAGTGATGAGTTATACGAGTCTTTCTCTATCACGCTTGATGATATGCGCCCTGAATACCAGTGATCCTATTTAAAGCGGAGCGATACAGCTCCGCAAGGAGTTTAAATATGAATATTAAATTACCTACCAACCCTATCCGTATGCCTGCTGTTTTAAAGCTAACAGGACTTTCTCGCTCAACTATTCGCACCTTAGAGAAGAAAGGTGATTTTCCAAAGCGTATGTATTTGTCGGTGCGTTGCGTGGCATGGGAGGCTCATGAAGTATATGAATGGATAGATAAGAAAGCTAAATCAAGAGAGACACCCAAGTGTTACACCGAGCGTAAGCGTAATGAAGCTGGGCAGTTTGTGAGTAACGCCTAACACCACTACCCGTTTAACCAAAGGATATAACCATTACTCAGTGCAAGGATGCAAACAGGAGATAGATATATGAAGCTGGAGGTAACTAAAGCTCAATTAGAAGCTATCAAGGCGCTTACTGATGATTGTGCGGGGATGATTGGCGGAGGAAGTGAGGAGGCCGATAGAATTTGGAGTAAACATATTCAGCTAATAGATAGAATGCTGCGCAAAAACGGACATGAGCGATATTTTAACTCGCAGGAATAAACAGGAGATAGATATGACTAATAAGAATTGTAGCTTTGAAGAATGGTACGATTTATTAATGGATATCGCATCAGACTACGGGTGTGACTCATTAGATGTCAACAAATGGATGGGTATTTATGAAGCAGGAAAGACACCTATTGAAGCATGGCTTGATGAGTGGAGTAATGATTAATTTAACTCGCAGGGATGCAATGAAGAGGAGTGAATATCGCCCAGATAAAACATGGTCTATAATTATCAATCTAGACAATCAATAGGATCGGTGGCATGAGTAATTTCGATAAATCTTTAAATAAGATAGGTTCATATATATTTAAATCTTTGACTAGACAAATAATTTCAGCGATTTTAATATTGGTAGTTATTTCCATAATTATCATACTAACACCCGTATTTTATATAAATATTTCTTTGCTTATTATATCATTATTGTTATATCTAATTTCATGCCATATATCTAAAAATCACAGTGATGATATATTAAGATTAATATCATACATATTAATTATAATTTCAGGTGGTGGTTTATGGAAAGACGCCATAGAAAATGTAAACTATTGTCAGATTACTATTCTTTCAATAGTCTCACTCATAATAATAATTGCCATTCTATTTGTTCCATTTTTAATAAAAAATAAACAACTAAATGATAAAAATAATTTAACAAATGAATCTAAAAATTAATTAATATAAAAACATTATATTAACACCCTGCACTAGCAGGGTTTTTTATACCCAAAATAAGGAGAACTATGGACCATAAAAAATACGACCTTATCTATTGTGATCCTCCGTGGGATTACAAAAATAAAGTTTCAAACGGTGCTGCTAAAAATCATTATCCAACAACTTCTCTCTTCAATTTAACTCATATCCCTATTCATTCTATTGCATCTGATAACGCAGTTCTTGCCATGTGGTATACAGGTAATTTTGTACTCGAGGCTATTAAATTAGCCGAATCATGGGGCTTTAAAGTCCGCACAATGAAAGCTTTTACTTGGGTTAAGTTTAACCCTTTAGCATGGCAACGAATTGATAAGGCGATTCAAAACAGTGAGTTATTTGATTATCACGACCTGTTTGAACTATTAGATGCTGAAACAAAAATGAATGGGGGAAACTACACCAGAGCCAATAGTGAAGATGTTTTAATCGCTACTCGAGGCAATGGGTTACAGCGCATTAGTGCTAGCGTTAAGCAAATCGTATTTAGTTGTTTAGGTGAGCATAGCGAAAAGCCGTGGGAAGTAAAAAACCGTCTTGAACAATTGTACGGTGATGTAAGTCGCATTGAGCTATTCGCTCGTGACATGTCACAAGGTTGGGATGCATGGGGCAATCAATGTCCTAACAACAGTATCGAACTTATCAATTCTCATTTTATTTGTAAGGAATAAATATGCCTGATATCGCAGATGATGCTAATGACTTAACGGCTCTACAAATCAATACCGCATTAGCAAACAGAGAACCACCAGCAAAAAGCTTAACTGGATTTTGTATCTGGTGTCGTGAAGAGCCTGTAACAGAAAACAGCGTTTACTGCTCTAAAGAGTGTGGTGATGATCATGCTCAATACACAAGGAAAAACGGCTAATGATTATTTTACTCACATTATTAGCCGTATACTTATGGCTTGCTGGGTATCTGTTTTCAGAGTCTAAGCACGAAAGCGACAACATAAAAGATATTGTGGCCAGACTGTTTTACTCCACAATCTGGCCTGTTGTCGGTGTGCTTTACCTATCGTCACTACTTGCTTATAAAACACTTGGTGAAGAATGACCGAGCGTTAATCTTTCTCTTTTATCCATTCATCCACCATATCAGCCCACTCTTGTAACATCTTCCTGCGCTGTTCAGCATATTCAGCCTTGTTGTAAACGGCTCTAACGCCATTTTGAACGTGTGCTAAACATTTCTCTATCCAATCTGAGTTATAACCTGCTTCGTGCAATAGCGTGCTGGCTGTGCGTCGTAAGTCGTGAACAGTAACCGGTTCGAACTCAATACCTTTTTCATTGATACGTTTTACGGTGCCATCAATCACGTTATTCAATGCAGCATTAGAAAGTGGCTTTTTAATATCATATCGACCAGGCATTAAGTAATTGCTTCCCATGGCGCAAACTTTCATACCGGTGAGGATATCCATTGCTTGGTCAGAGAGATAAATAACATGCTCTTTTCTCCCCTTCATTCGCCCTTTAGGGATCACCCATTGTTTATTTTTAAAGTCTATTTCATCCCATGTAGCGTGAATAAACTCAGACTTTCTGACTAATGTTAGCAATACAAACTTAACGGCTAATTTTAATGTTGGATAACAACTATAGTTTTCTAGTTCACGAAATAAGATACCGATTTCTTTCGGTGACATTGCCCTTTCTCGCGCTTGAAAAGTACCTATCGAAGATGCCTTTATTGCATCTGCTGGGTTACTGATTTCATAGCCTCTATCTATGGCATAAGTAAAAACGGATCCAACAATCTCACGTACTTGTAATGCAGTCGCTTTTGCTCCCCTATCCTTTATCTTTTCACACAATGCCCTAAGCCTTGGTGTGGTGATCTCTTCTAGCTGAAGCTTGCCGAATACAGGATAGATTTCTTTTTCAATAATTGTTTCTTTCATGGCCCTTGTAGAGTCGGCATATTGGGCATCATTAAGGAAATTGACGGTATAGTCTTTGAATACCGTCCCTATTTTTTTACTCTCAATACCGTCGCGTTTCTTTGAAGCTGGCGATATACCTGCGTTTAGTAGCCTTTTTGCTTCAATTAATTCGGCTCTTGCTTCTGCAAGCGTGATACCGTCAGCACTGTATCGACCAAAAGTAACCGTTTCTCTCCTTCCATTAAAACGATAATCATATCTAAATGAAATAACACCACTTTTTGTCACTGCAACGTATAAACCATCTCGATCAGACACTTTATAAAGCTTGTCTTGTGGCTTTAAACTTCTTAGTTTTGTATCGGTCAGCAT